TCAATAAAGCGTCTATCTTCCATTGGGCGCAGGCGCTTGGGTGGGTTAATCCGATGAGCAACCGGATTCGGGCCGATAACGTGGTGTACCTGAATCGAGAGAATCTTGAGCAAGATTTTAGTCGCGCCGGCAAAAATCAACCTAATACCCCCGATGTTTTCCGGTCGACGCCAAGTGAGAGGCTCAATACCATCATCCATTGGATGGAGTCATTCAGCGAGGAACCGCAACGGCAAATCACCATTCAAGCGGTATTGGCGCTTGCTTGCACGTTGACCGGCAGGCTGTATGTCTCCGAATCCAATAACCCTCCGAATTGTTATTTTTTGACACTGGCTGAAACAGGCGTTGGTAAAAACTATGTCAAGTCGGCCATCAATAAGCTGTGCAAGGACGCGGGGCTTGATAATTTGTTGTCAGGCTCCGGCAATACATCCGCCGGGTCTGTCTTTTCAGCCCTTTTTAACGCTCCCAACCATCTGCAGATTATGGATGAGTTCGGCAAGCATTTGCGCATGTCGCGCGGGCAACAAAACGGCGCAATGGCCGATGCCTTCGCGGTGCTGACAGAGGCTTATTCGGATTCGGTCAGCGTTTTGCGCCCGCGCAATTACAGCTCGTTCAATCTTAACAAGGAGCAGCGTAAAAGCGCGGCTACGAAGAACGTCATCAGGCCATCGATCTCGCTGTTATGTTTCTCGTCGCCTGAGCAGACTTTAGACGCGCTCAGCACCGCCGAAATCGACGACGGGTTTCTTAACCGTTTTATCGTGGTGACAGCAACAGATCCCGCCGAGCCAGAGCGATTTATTCGTGCGGTGGAAACGCCAGAGCCAATCATCGAATGGGCAAGACAATGCCGAAATAAGGATTTTACGCGCGGCATGCGCGAGGAGTGCTACGGCTACGATGAAGAGCCGCCGATATGCGAGGTGCGAATCGATAATGACGCTATGGTATTATTTAACGACCTCAAGGCCTATTTGAAGCAGGCCGAGGCCAGCAAATCCATATTGGAACCAAAGTTGGCGAGGCGCTGGCGCGAGAACGCCATGCGCATGGCGACTGCGCTTGCTGCGTTCGAAGATCCTGACAGCCCGGTCATCACGCCTGCAATTGCGGAATGGGCTATCGGTTATGTACGGCATTACGGCGAGCAGTTTATGGAAATTGCCTGCCACAAGGTGGCCGACAGCCCACACCACAGGCTGTATAAGGACATTAAGCGGATCGTGGCTAAAGCAGGCAAGCGAGGATGCACAGAGCGCGAGCTATCAAAAGCAAGTCGCTTGTTTCAATCCAGCCCGCCAAATTTACGGGATGCCGCAATTAGCGCGTTGCTTCGCGATGAGAGCGTGTTTTCGTTTGAGTTTAAGCCGACCAGCGGGCGCGGGCGTTCCCGCACTGCGCTGGTTGATGAGGCGCATAGCGCAGACTTTATGAATAACGCCGACAATGCAAACAGCTTATAACCCGCGCCATTGCTGGAAACGCCGACAAAACGCCGACAGCGTGTCGGCGCTTATAACACAGGAATGGCGCGGCTTGAGCGTATATACGCCGACAAATAAGGGGGCATATAGGCATTTTTTGGAGGCTCTTAAAAAATGCCCTTAAGGGATTGTCGGCGTATATGGCCTCAGCCTTACAGCCACGCGGGTTATAGCCGCCGAAGCGTGTCGGCGTTATTGTCGGCGTTTGTCGGCGTTAATAGTCTGTAATATATATTATTATATATATTATTAATATATATTATTGATTTATATAATATTTTATTATTTTTTAAGTGAATTGATTAACGCCGACAGCGTATGAGCCATCTCGAACAATCGCTATACAACCAAATTACATGGATGAAATTGCCTGCACCGGAGCGCGAGCTTAGGTTTCACGGTACGCGCAAGTGGCGGTTTGACTTCGCATGGCCAAATATCAAGCTGGCGGTGGAGGTGGAAGGCGGGACTTGGGCTAGGGGGCGACATTCTCGCGGCTCAGGCTTTGCAGGAGACGCGGAAAAATATAACGAGGCTGCGCTACTGGGATGGCGAATTTTGCGGTTTACAGGCGATCAGGTTAATTCTGGGGCGGCGATTAAATGTATCGATCGGGCGATGAGGGTGTTTGGGGTATGACATGGCTGCAATGGTTGGTATGGCAGATCGAACGCCGCGTCAATAACGTTGCGTTCGGTGGCCGATTTTTTGAGAGCGGCGACGACTGGCTTGCGGTGGTTGCGTTGTTTGCTGTCGTCGCCTTGGCGAAGTGCTGGTAGGTTGGGCATGGCGTTAACACCGCAGCAAGAGCTATTTGCGCAGAATGTGGCAGCTGGCAAGAGCCAGGCGGAGGCGTATCGAACGGCGTATCCGCGCTCAGCAAAGTGGAAATCAGTGCATCAGACAGCCAGCAGGATGATGGCAAATGCCAACATTTCAGCAAGGGTTGACGAAATCCGCGCCGAGATTGCCGAAAAAGGCCTGTGGACGCGCGAGGAGTCGGTTAAAACGCTAAAAGGCGTTATCGCCAATCCGGATAAAGCGGGCGACATTACGGCGGCCGTGAAGGAGCTTAATGCGATGCATGGATTTAATGAGCCGATCAAGCATCAAGTCACCGGTGCCGATGGCGGTCCGGTGCAGGTTGCCGGGATCACGATAACGATTGTCGACGCCAAGGCCGACGAGGGTGTCGATGCGGAATATTGATATTGCCGTGGCGCGGGTATTCAAGCCGCTGTTGCAGCCGTCGCGTTACAAGGCGGCGCATGGCGGCCGGGGTAGCGGCAAGAGCCGATTTTTTGCCGGCTTGATGATCCGCGATCATTTGGTCAATCCCGGCATGCGCTCGGTGTGCATTCGTGAGGTACAAAAGACGCTAAAAGACTCTGCAAAGCGGCTGCTCGAGGATGAGATTCGCCGCCTTGGCCTGGGCGAGGCGCATGGGTTCAAGATCACCAACGATGAAATTCGGACGCCAAGGGGCGGCGTTGTCATCTTTCAGGGGATGCAAGATCACAATGCCGAATCGATTAAATCGCTTGAAGGCTTTCACCGGGCGTGGATCGAGGAGGCGCAAACCTTATCGGCGCGTTCGCTGGCGTTGCTCCGGCCGACGATCAGAGCGCCGGGCTCGGAGATTTGGGCGAGCTGGAACCCGCGCCGCAAGGCCGATCCGGTTGACGCCTTTTTTCGGGGCAAGCATAAGCCGACAGACGCGATCGTTGTGCGGGCGAACTGGCAGGACAATCCGTGGTTCCCTGCTGAGCTTGATGCGGAGCGGCTGGACGATTTGCGTATCAACCCAGACCAGTATCCGCACGTTTGGGATGGCGATTACGTGACCGTGATGATCGGGGCGTACTACGCGCAAGCATTGACGGTAGCGCGGCAGGAACACCGCATCGGCCATGTTGCCGCCGATCCGCTGTTGTCGCTGCGTGCGTTTTGGGACATCGGCGGCACCGGTGCCAAGGCGGACGCCTGCACGATTTGGATTACGCAGTTTGTCGGGCGCGAGGTACGCGTGCTGGACTATTACGAGGCTGTTGGCCAACCGTTGGCGGCGCATGTCGGCTGGATGCAGGCGCATGGCTATGCGCCAGGACGCTGTCAGGTGTATTTGCCGCATGACGGCGTGCAGCACGACAAGGTTTTCGATGTGACCTACGAAAGCGAACTGCGGCGGGCAGGATACGACGTTACCGTGATCAAGAACCAAGGCGCTGGGGCCGCGAGCCAGCGTATCGAAGCGCTGCGCAAGTTGTTTCCGTCGCTGCGCTTCAATGGCGAGAAATGCCAAGCCGGGTTGGATGCGATCGGCTGGTACCACGAAAAACGGGACGAGCATCGGAATATTGGACTGGGACCGGAACACGATTGGTCAAGCCATGCGGCAGACGCATTGGGGCTGATGGCCGTTGTGGCGGAAGATATTTTTGACGAGGCCAATTATCGGCCGCGCCAGGATTATGGCGTTACAAGCTGGATGGGGTAATGGATAAAGACATTTTGGTGGACGCAAAAGAAGCGTTCCGGATGGCGCAAGAGGCCGAATCGGAAAACCGCGATTGCTGGCAGGACGATGTGCGGTTTGCGCGTTTGGGCGAGCAATGGCCGGAGCAAGTTAGGCGGCAACGGGAGGTAGAGGGCAGGCCTTGCCTGACCTTTAACCGCATGCCGGTATTCATGCGCCAAGTGGTCAACGATTCGCGGCAAAACAAGCCGTCGCTTAAGGTGCACCCAGTCGGCGATAAGGCCGACAAGCAGACCGCCGAAATTCTGCAAGGGCTGATCCGTAACATCGAGGTATCGAGCGATGCGGACGTGGCTTACGACACGGCCATTGAGCACGCTGTTGCCGGCGGCTTCGGTTATCTGCGGGTCAATGTCGATTATACGGCTGACGATGCGTTCGACCGCGACATCCGCATTGAGCGCATTACCAATCCACTGTCGGTTTATGGCGATCCGTACAGCATATCCGCGGATTCGAGCGACTGGAACACGGCATTCGTTACCGAGCAATACAGCGAGGATGAATTCGAGCGCCGATGGAAAGGCGCGGATAAATCGAGCTGGGATACCGACGACGAGAGCGACAACATTGACGACTGGTTTGGCGATGATATGGTGCGCGTAGCCGAGTACTGGACGCGGGACGAGGCGCAGAGCGAGATATTGTTGCTCAATAACGGCGAAGTGATCGCGGCCGAAGACTGGACGCGGCAGGTCGACTTTTTTACCGGGCTTGGCTTGCAAGTCGTTAAAACGCGCCAGGTCAAGCGCCACAAAGTGACCCAACGCATCATTACCGGGGCCGAAGTGCTTGAGGAGAACGCTTGGTCAGGGCGATACATACCGCTCATTCCGGTTTACGGCGACGAGATCAATATCGACGGCCGGCGATACTTCCATTCGCTTATTCGGCATGCCCGTAGCGCCCAAGAGTCGTACAACTATTGGCGGACCAGCGCGGTGGAGAAAGTCGCGCTCGATACTAAATCGCCGTGGATAGGGCAAAAGGGAGCGTTTAAGTCGGACGCTGAGAAGTGGGCGACCAGCAATATTCGCAATCATGCTTTCCTCGAGTACGACGGGCCAAACCCGCCGTTTAGATCGCCACCGGGCGGCGTGCCGGCGTCCGATGTGCAAATGGCCTTGCAGGCTTCTGATGATTTGAAGTCGATCATCGGCATTTACGACGCCAGCCTGGGCGCTAAAAGTAACGAGACATCGGGGCGGGCCATCATCGCCCGACAGCGCGAGGGCGACGTATCGACCTTTCACTTTATCGACAACCTGAGCCGGGCGCTACGCCATACCGGGCGCATTCTGGTCGATTTGATCCCGCATGTGTACGACCAGCCGCGCATTGTCCGCATCTTGGCGGAAGACGGCGCGGTAACGCAGGTGCCGATCAATCAGCAAATCCCAGGCGTCGAGCGCATCTACGACCTGACCACGGGCAAATACGACGTGACCATCACCACCGGGCCAAGCTACACGACCCGGCGCGAAGAAGCGGCCGTACAGATGACGGAAATGGTTAGGGCTTACCCGCAATTGGCGCAAGTGGCCGGCGACCTGTTGGTCAAGAACCTGGATTGGCCGGGAGCCGACGAACTGGCAAAGCGCTTGGAAGCGATGATTCCGCAGGTGAAAGGGGCCGATCCGAAGCAACAGGAAATGCAAGCGCAGATGATGGCGATGTCGCAGCAGATGAAAGCGCTTGAGGCGCAGAATCAGGCGATGGAAATGGAGCTCCGAAACAAATCCGGCGAGCAAAAACTAAAGGCCGAGGAAAATAAGATCAAGGCCTATCAGGCCGAGACTGACCGCATGGAGGCGGCAATTAGAACGGCGAACGTTGCGCCCATTGGGGTGTGAGGGTAATAGGAGTTATCGATTTGCCCACAAATATCAGTCAACCCCGCAGTTGCGTTCTAAAGATAAATTCCGCTTCAAGTATTTTCAGGTTGCATGTTGCAAGTCGGCATGCAACTTGTCGCCATAATGACGCATAAATAGTTTATAATTTGATTGCATTATAAACTTCTGTTATATAGAGGCAAACGATGGACGAAGATCAGGATCAACCCGAAATTGAGGAATCCGAAGACGAAACGCTAGGCGATGTTGCCGACGAGGACATTGACGAAGGCGATACCGAAGGCGACGAAGACGACCAAGGCGACGACGCCGAGGGCGATAGCGAAGAAGTCGATTACGAAGGCAAAAAGTATAAGGTTCCCAAAGAGCTTAAGGATGCGCTGTTAAGGCAGTCTGACTACACCAAAAAAACGCAGGAAATCGCGGACACGCGGCGCGCATTGCAGCAGCAGCAAGCCGTCATCATGGAACAGCAAGCGTTCCAGCAGGCGGTCGTTCCGCACATGGCGAAGATCGCGGCCGTAGACGAAAGGATCGGGCAATATGCCCAAGTCGATTGGCAAACGCTTGTCGCCCAAGACCCGCAAGAGGCTCAGCGCCATTGGATGGCATACCAACAGCTCAAAGACCAGCGGCAAACGATGCAGTCGCAGCTTGAGCAAGCGAACGCGACATTCCAGCAAAACACGAAACAGAATATCGAGGCCTACTTGCAAAAGGGGCTCGAAGAATTGAACCGCGACATCCCAGATTTTCAGGTAGTCGCACCGAAAATGATCGCCTACGCGAATAAAGCCTATGGGCTCTCGCAACAGGAGATCGAGGCTGTAACCGATCCGCGATATTTGAAAGTGCTGTACAAGGCTTTCTTGTACGACCAGTTACAGCAGCAGGCTGCGCCAAAGCCGAAAGCGAAGGCAACGCCGCAAGCTCCAGTACCGAACATCAAGGCCCGATCTTCCGGCGCTTCCAAGCTCGATCTTGTGAAGGATGCCGGGAAGATGACCGCCGACGAATGGGCGAGAAAGAGAGAAGCGCAATTAATGGCTAGACGAGGCAAGCGCTAAGCTAGCCGTAAAGGCCCGCGTCGCGATGACGCCCCTCCCATTTGACGGTATTTTTACATGGCTAATTCATTACTGACACCTACAGCGGTGACGCGCGAAGCGCTCCGTATCTTGCATCAAAAGTGCAATTTCATCGGCAATATCGAGCGTCAATACGACAAATCGTTTGCCAAATCCGGCGCAAAGATCGGCGATACGCTGAAAATTCGCCTGCCCAACCAATACACGGTCAGAACCGGCGCGACGTTGTCGGCGCAGGACACGACCGAAACGTCTACCACGCTGCAAGTCGCAACGCAAAAGGGCGTTGACCTTAACTTTACCAGTGCCGACCTGACGCTTTCGCTTGACGATTTCTCGGACAGAATCCTTGAACCGGCTATGGCCGTATTGGCGGCCAACATCGAGGCCGACGCCTTGAGCATGATCAAGGACGTTTATCAGGTCGTCGATAACGACGCGGCGGCGATTACCTTCTTGAACATCATGCAAGGCCGGCAAAAGCTCAACGAAGCATTAACGCCGATGGATAACCGTCGCTGCGCGTTGCTGACGCCAACGCATACCGCCAAACTGGTCGATGCGTTGAAAGGTCTATTTCAAGATTCGCAATCCATCAGCAAGCAGTACAAAGAGGGCATGATGGGGCGCACTGGCGGCTTCGACTTCTACGAAAATACGCTGCTCGGCAATCACACGACCGGCACGGCGGCGAAAGCGACGACATACACCGTCAACGGCGCTGGTCAGACTGGCAGCACGGTAGCCGTGGCAGTTGGCGCGACCACGTTCAAGCAAGGCGACATCATCACTTTCGCGGGCTGTACTTCGGTGCATCCCGAGAGCAAGGCCGATACCGGTGTGTTGCAGCAATTCGTTGTTACGGCGGATTATGCAGGCGGTGCTGGCAATATCGCCATTTCGCCAGCCATCGTCACCAGTGGCGCAACGCAAAACGTGTCGGCATCGCCAACCAACGGCGGCGCTGTCACCAAAGTTGGCGCGGGCGCTTCCGAGTTGCTGAATAACTCGATGGTCTTCCACAAAGAAGCGTTTGCATTCGCAACGGCTGACTTGGTGATGCCAAAGGGCGTCGATTTCGCGGCCCGCGAAGTGCTGGACGGGATTTCTATGCGCGTTGTCCGCGCTTACGACATCAATAACGACAAGTTCCCTTGCCGTTTGGATGTGTTGTACGGCTACAAGACGCTGCGTGCGCAATTGGCTTGCCGCATTCACGCCGACGGCTAACCTTAACCAATGCGGGGGCGAAAGCGCCCGCTATCCAAGAGCAACGCAATGAACGAATACCCCAAAAGTTTATACCGCAAAGGCTGGGAAGACCTTAACGACACCATCGTTGTACACGATCCCGGCGAAGAGGCGGCGGCAAGGCTTGACGGCTTCCGCATGCTGAGCGAACCGGAGCCGGAGAAAGCGGCGGCTAGACAGGCTAAGAAATGAGTCTGAGCACTTACGCCGAACTCAAAACGGCGGTGCTCGACTTTGCCCACCGGTCCGACCTGTCCGGCGTTTTCGACGACTTGGCGGCAAGGGCCGAGGCTGGGCTAAATCGTAAGCTCCGGCTGATCCAGCAGGAGCAACGCACGACATCGGCGACGACATCGGGCAGCCGGCTGGTGACGCTGCCAACCGGCTTCCTGGAGATGATCAGCATCGGCATGGAATACGGCAATGCGCTGAACGAGCTATTGCCTATCGGCACCGTGCCGATCAATGCCGACCGTACGCTCGACTACAACGGCATTCCGCGTTATTACCGCATTGGCTCAAGCATCGAGCTGGATATACCGGCGGACGATGCTTATCCATTGCAACTGCACTGGTTCAAGAAGTGGGACATCGTCAATGATTCGACCAATTGGCTACTGACCAATTGGCCCGATTTGTACATGGACGCGATCCTTGCCGAAATCGGGCTTTATACGCGCGATGCCGAAATGGCGCAAACGGCCAGGGCTTCGACCATGGAAAAAATCGACGAGGCTATGCAGAACGATGCCAATAATCGGACGCGCTCGGTCATGATGGTCGACGCGGCGTTAACGATCAATTCGCGCAACAATTTCGACATCGTAAGAGGGTATTGATGGCACTCGAAACAGGCGATTATGTCAGCGCTTTGGTGGCGGCCAATCCCGCATCAGGCGATCTTAAAAGCCAGGGCGACGATCATTTACGGCTGATCAAAACAGCGCTGAAAACATCGTTCGCAGGGTTCGACGGTGCGATTGTGTTGAGCGGGGCGGATACCGGCACGGTAAACAATTACGCATTGACGCCATCGCCCGAGCTACCGGCTTATGTGTCGAAAATGATGGTACTGTTCACGCCGGCGGCATCCAACACGACCGGATCGACGCTGGATATTTCGAGATTAGGCGCTAAGACGATCAAAACCGTGAGCGGCGACGCGCTGTCTTCCGGCGATTTGGTGGCCGGCGCATTGTATTTGCTGGCGTATGACGGTACGGATTTTCGTATCGTGACCGGACCGACGAAGAACTATGTCGACCAGCTGAGCTTTTCGTCCTCATTGCCTTCGCAAACCGGCAACGGCGGCAAGTATCTTAAGACGGACGGCACTAACGCCGCGTGGGGAGACCCTTATGCCGACGCACCATTGACCGGAACGCCGACAGCGCCGACGGCAGCGGTCGATACCAGCACAACGCAGATAGCGACCACGGCCTTTGTCGTCAATCAGGCTTATGCAAAACTGGCTAGCCCGACATTTACCGGCAACGTTACCGTGCCGACGCTCGCGGCAGACGTTGCCAGCGCTTATGCCGTCAATGCGGCTTGGTATGCCGGTCAGCAAGGCACGGCCAGCCCGCAAATGGACGGGGCGGCAACCGCAGGCACATCGAAAAAGTGGACGCCGATAGACCACGTCCACCCAACAGATACCAGTCGAGCGCCATTGGCCAGCCCTACATTTACCGGCACGCCAGCAGCGCCGACAGCGGCGGCGGGAACAAATACCACGCAATTGGCGACCACGGCCTTTGTCGTGGCGGAGATTGCCAACAAGTCCGCGACGCAAGCGGAAATGGAAGCGGCCAGCAGCACGTCGGTCGTGGCGACGCCTGGGAACATGAAATGGCATCCTGGCGTTACTAAGGTTCAATGCGCCCATAATTTCGATGGATCGACAGTCTATTTTTCATCCAACATATCGTCAGTAACAGAAAATCTTACAGGCGATTTCACCTATGCTTTTTCGACCGGTTTCTCAAGCAATACCGCATATGGTTACCAGGTACACGCTGTAGCCTCTGGAGTAAATCCTAGTGTTAGAGAATCATCGAAATTAGCAAGTTATTTGAGAGTTGTTGTTGTTACATCTGGGCCAGCAGGTATAGAACCTGATGCGGTCTATTTATCATGTTTTGGTGATCAATAATGAAAATAGTCTTTACCAGACCAGACGGCGGCACATCGATCATGACGCCAGCGCCACAAGCGCAAGTTGCAAAAGTATTGCCGGAAGTCGCCGAGATGTCGCCGCAGGAGTACATTGAGTTTATCCGCGACCGCGACGTGCCGGCTGATGCAACAAATATCAGTATTGTCGATGCTTCTGCGATTCCAACTGATCGCACGTTCCGCGACGCGCTTAAG